CGGTATATCCCAAACGAAGTGGAGCCATGGAGGCCGAAGACGCGCAGCGTCCCAGCCGTTAAGGCTGTCGGCCGGCGAAACGTAGTAGTTTTCGCGCTCGAAAGTACCGTCTTTCGAAGCGCAGAGTAATATTTTTAAATTATGGATAATTTCGATTTTAGGCCTAGGTTTTCTCCTGTTGTTGATAGCGTTTCTTATTGCTATTCCGTTGGCGCATACAGAGGTAAAAAGCGAGTTGTTGTTGCTTGGTTTGCCGACGAAGGTTCTGCGAGAGATTATCTCGTTCGCTGTTGTCTTGATTATCCTAGTATTAAATTTGATTGTCTTCGAAGTATTTTCTAATGCCTTGTTTATCTCCCATATGGATACGTAATCGGCGCTATTTCGACAAGAAGTACCCTTGTCGTAATGGTTCTGACGTCGCCAAGTCGGCTTTAGCTCTTCGTCCTTGGGATGTCGCCCGCCAGTGGCTGATGGTTCCTTGTGGAAGGTGTGAAGACTGCTTGCGTCGTCAGCGTAATGATTGGTTTGTTCGCCTTGAGCGCGAACTTGCTCGCTGTAAGGCCGATTCTCGGCAGGCTATTTTTATTACGATAACAATATCACCGAAGTACTACGATGAAGCATTGCTAGATCCTTCTAAGTTTATCCGACGATGGAATGAGCGTATTCGCCATAAGATCGGTCACTCCTTTAAACATGTGTTTTTTCAGGAGTTTGGCACCCACCCAGAAACAGGACCGGCTCCACGTCTTCACTTCCATGGTTTTCTCTTTGGAACCGATTGTATGTACAATGACATTCGATCAGCTGTTCGTGACCTTGGTTTCGTGTGGTTGGCGAAAGCAACCCACAAGCGTGCCCGTTACTGCGTTAAGTATGTTACTAAACAAATTCAGTTTAACCCCGAGGAAATCTCGGATAAATTCGTTACTTTAAATGGAAAAATTACACCTTTGGCTAATCTCCTCCAACATCACCGCTATACGCGAAAATTCGTATCTGCTGGCGTTGGTGATTTTCTTGGTTATATGCCTCGCCCTTCTGCTCGTGTTTCGTCGTGGTCTTATTTCGATTTTGAGAAGCGCATCAATTATAATTACTCGATTCCTCGATACTATCTTAGATATCTTAAACAGGAGGACGAGGTTTCGCGTTCGATTGCCGCTGCTGATGCTTATGCACGTTTCAGCAAGTCTCCTCTGGTTAAGCGTATTGTGTCTCTGTGTGTTGAGCGGTTCGGTCTCAATTCCTCCGTATCCCGTAGAGAGACGTATACGTGGGAGCAAAAGCAAATGATGCGTTTTTCTGCTTCCTCTCGCAAGATGCCTGATTTTGAACCTCCTGCCTGGTTGGATTTGGACATTCTTCAGTTTTGGAGAGATCATTATAAACTTCAACTAATTATTTAATTTATGGGAAAACAACCTTTTATTTCTCACGTTGTAAATGGTTACTCTCGCTACGATGTTCCTGAGAGTAAGGCTTTTACATGCACACCGGGTATTTTGTATCCGGTGCGAATCGATTTTATTAATTCCCGTGACCGCGTTTCTATTGAGCAGGGTATTGACGTTCGTAGTAACCCGCTTGCCGTCCCGACGTTCAATCCCTACACTATTCGTTTGCATCGTTTTTGGGTGCCGCTTCAGTTGTATCACCCGGAGTTGCGGACAAACAGTAGTAAGTTCGATATGAACGACCTCTCCTTGAATTGGATTAATGCGGTTCCAGGAATTCCTTCGTCCGGCGCGACGCCTTCGGTTACTTCAACTTTTTCTAATTCGCTTATGTATTGGTTGCGCGTGTCTAACCGCGTCGTTAATTTCAGTACGCCCGCTTCAACTTCCGGCATTGTCCTTCCCTCGGGTATTGTTGGAGGTGTTTGGGCTAATGCTGATACGTATCTCGCCTATTGGGATATCGTCCGAAATTACTATGGTTATTCGCAGTGGGGACTCTACTCCTTTGCTTGGCCCGCCTCTTGGTATTACACCGTAACAGGTCGCTCTACTGCCTCTAACGGCACCTATGTGTTTAATTCGAATTCTTCGGATGCTTTTTTCACCCAACGTTATGGTAATCTTGAATTCCTTGACGCCTATTTTGAGAGTCAATTTTATCCTGCCGCTGTAGCGTCTTCCAATAATACCTATTGTCGTTCTGCTTTGCTTCGACAGATTATCGCCTCCGATATTGCATCTTCCGGTGCTGCCGCCGGTGCTGTCGGTGACGGTTATCCGGTTGCGGCTCAACCGACCTCGCTTCAGATTTGGGGTAGTTCGGCTCCCGTCGGCCAGTTTAGTTCGCTTGACGATACAAAGGGCCTCGCCGAGCCTATTGTTTTTAATCTTGCCCATCCTATGGCTGTCGTCCCGTCCAATCCTGACCGATTTAGTCGGCTTCTTCCTATTGGTAGTAGCTCCGCCGTTTCGATGACTGGCGTTCAAACTATTCCTCAGTTGGCTATCGCTTCCCGTCTTCAGGAATACAAGGATTTGCTTGGCGCCGGTGGCAACCGTTATAGTGATTGGTTGGAGACGTTTTTTGCTTCGAAGATTGAACACGTCGACCGTCCGAAGCTCTTGTTTAGCGCTTCGCAGACCGTTAATGTTCAAGTGGTTATGAACCAGTCCGGATTCAACAATTTTGGAGGTGATTCGTCCGTAGGTCCGCTCGGTCAGCAAGGCGGTGCTATTGCCTTTAACGACCGCCTCGGTCGTCGTCAGTCTTATTACTTCCGCGAGCCTGGCTATATGATCGATATGTTGAGTATTCGGCCTGTTTATTTCTGGTCGCAGATTAAGCCCGACTATTTGAATTATCGAGGTTCGGATTATTTCAATCCGATTTACAACGATATAGGTTATCAGAGCGTACCTAATTGGCGTTTTGGCAATCTTGTCGGTGGCGTCGTTGAATCTACTTTTTCGCAAGAGCCTTGCTTTAATGAGTTTCGAGCCTCTTATGATGAAGTTTTAGGGCAAATCTCTAGCACCGCAGGAAATGTCTCCGGTCGCCCTCTTTATGCTTACTGGGTGCAGCAACGTCAATTAAATTGGAGTTCCTATTGGCCGTCAAAGGCTGATTATGCGCCCGCCCTTTTTGTCGATTTGTCGCAGGTTAATTCTCCTTTCTTTTCGGATGTAGAAGATAATTTCTTTGTGAATATGTCTTATGCTGTCCAGAAGAAGAATCTCCTCAACAAAACTTTTGCAACCCGTTTGTCTAATCGTTAATATTACATTTTATGGCACTAGATTGGATGATTGAAGACCGTGAAGGTTATGTTTCCCGCGGACAGCGTATTCTTTCTGTTCTCGATGGCTCTGGCTCTGTCGATGTTCTCCCTGGTCGTCCGGATGTCGAGGCCTCCTCGTCTGATTTCGACAAGGGTGAAAGGTTTAACCCTGAAATCGATTTTGACCCTAATTCGTTTTCTCGTATGGATAAGTTTGATGGTCTCGAAGTTGGTCAGGAACTTATTGACTCTCAGCTCGATAATCTTAAGCCTAGTCCGCCGTCTCCTAATCCTGAAGAAAAATAGTATATCCTTTACTTGACGATATATGCTACGTGCGCGGACCCCTTCTGCGAGAGTTCGTGAATCGCTGAAGGTTATTGGTAACGACTGCAGGAGAGGCCGCGCATTTTTCTATCGTTCTTTAAATTTTACTATCATGTCTGATACTAAACTACCCTTTTACAAATCTAAAGCCTTTTGGACGCTCGTCTCGTCCATTGTCGCTGCTTTGGCTGCCTTTTTCTTGTCCTCGTGTTCCGCACAGGCAAAGGTTGCTCGAACAGGTGTTCATATTGATACTGTTCGCGTAGACTACATTATTCGCTCGAACAATTTTTCGATTCCGTAATATGAGACTCATTGATTTCAAGTCCTACGTCGAGCCTGTTTCTACAGGTGCTATGCTTGGCGCTGCTGGCATTTCCGCTGGTGGTCAGGTCGCCTCTGGCCTATTCAAGCCCTCGCTCAAGAGGCAATGGAAATATCAGCAGAAGCAAATGAAGCTTCAACAGCAGTACGCTTTGGAGCAGATGCAAAAACAAGGTGAAATCAACTATGCTAACTGGCAGAAACAGTTTGATTATGAGAATGCTTACAATGACCCCACGAAGGTTTTCGATCGTTACTTGAAGGCCGGCATTACCCCTGCTGCCGTCTTAGGTTCTTCAGGCGTTGGCGTCAATGCTACTATGTCTGGCGGTTCTTCGGGCTCCGTTGGTGCTTCCGGCCCTTCAGGCGGCTCTTTTGACTTCTCCAGTCCTCTGCCTCCTGGCGCTGGTTCTGCCGCTGCAGGTGTCGCTCTCGAGGCCATGGGTGTTAATTCGACTATCGAACGCAATAAGGCTGCCGCTAATCTCGATAATGCCCAAGCTGATGACATTCGTAACAAGATGCCCACTAGGGAACAAGGCCAGGCCCTTATCGAGCTCGAGAAGCAACTAAAGCGAGCTAACATTGGCAGTCAGTCTTCGCTCGCTCGTTATTATGGTGAGTTGGCTATCAATCAGGAGGCTTACAACAAGTATGCAGACCTCGCTGCCACCTATGATTTTCAGCGTATTCAGGCCGCTTATGCTGAACAGGTTGAGCGCACTAAGCGTATTCGTGCTGAAAACGATGCTGAGATTCCTCTTCTCGAACAGTCTGCTGCCGCCAACCTTGCTTATCTTTGCGCTGTCGCCGATGCTGCTAAAGCTTCCGCACGTGAGTCCCGTTCTCATGCTGATATTCTTGACATTCAGCAGAAGGATATGCAACGCATGTTTGAGGTCACTTGGGAAACTCCTGTAAAGGTTCCCCTGATCAACGAGAAGGGTGAACCCTCTGGAGAATTTGAGGAGATTACAGGTCGCGAATATTATTCTTATCTTCGTGGCCTTGAGCTTGGTGAAGGTCGCCAGAGCCTGTCCGGTAACTGGTTTTCCATTCGCAAGAACAAGAACGCTCTGTTTTATGATGTTACAAAGGCTTTTGCTACTGCCGCAGGCATCGCCGGTGCTTCCTACGTTGGTCGCAAGGCCGCAGGCCCTGCCGGTCCCGAAGGCTATGAGGAAGTGAGGGAGATTTACGGCCCATCGGGAACCCCGACTGCTAGCACCTATACTCGTCGTAACTATCATGAGAGAAATTGAACATCTTTTTCGACTTTTTAAACTTTACGGATTGTTTGTTTTTGCTTATTTTTGCATCGTAAACCAATAACCTCTTTATTATGAAAAAGACTAGAGTTTCAACTATTTCTCAGTTGTCAACTGACGCTGTGGAATACTTGTTCTTTGAGTGGCTTCGCCGTCGAGGTGTATTTTCTGCTTTTAGATCAAACTGCGGGTTTGATAAGAGCCGCAATAACTCATTTCGAACTGTGCTTCGTAATCGAATTCAATGTGTATTGCATTCGCCTTATGCAGGCATAGGCGATCTTATTTCTACGAGTTTCATATTCGCTCACACACCCGAAGGCCTTGCCTTTTGGTTTGATTTGTCCTTCGCTTGGCGTCGTTTTTGTGCTGACTTTCAAAATAATTTTAAATAATATCGTTATGTCGCATATTCATGTTGTTATTCGTCGTATTAACCCTGCTATAAAGGTCGATCTTGTCCAGGTAGGCTGTCTTGAAGATGGCCAGTTTAAGACACTTCCTCTTGACACTCTTAAGGTTGCTCCTTTTTCGAAGTATGTAGAGTGTTCCAGCGTTTCTGATTCGCCCTACATCGAGCATCATTCTGTTTCGGGTCTGATCGCATCTCTTATCTCGTATCCGAATTTTGCGATCGAGTTTTTCGATAATACTCTCGTTCTTATGTTTGACTTTGATTTGCCTGATGATGAAAGCTCGTCGGAAGAAGAAGGGAAAGGGCACTAAAGTAGTGACCCGTCCGCTCGGTGGAAGAGTCCTTTGACTCACTAGGCCCCAGGAGATATCCCCTTCTCCTGTGGGCTTTTGTATTCACCGGCTTTGCCGGTATATCCCAAACGAAGTGGAGCCATGGAGGCCGAAGACGCGCAGCGTCCCAGCCGTTAAGGCTGTCGGCCGGCGAAACGTAGTAGTTTTCGCGCTCGAAAGTACCG